AAAAACTATTCATTTCTATTTATATGGCATACAAAGGAAAATACAAACCAAAGAATCCTAATAAATATAAGGGTAATCCCACAAAGATCATTTATAGGTCTGGTTGGGAAAGAAAAGTGATGGAAAAATTGGATTTAAGTTCTCAAGTGGAGCAATGGGCGTCTGAAGAAGTCATTATTCCGTATAGATCACCAATTGATAGAAAAATTCATCGATATTTTCCGGATTTTTGGGTCAAATTTGCGAATAAAAAGGTTGTGATTATCGAAGTCAAGCCGAACAAAGAGACAAAACCGCCCAAAATGAAGGAAAAATCGAGAAAATTCATCAGGGAAGCCAAAAAATGGGGCGTGAATGAGGCGAAATGGAAAGCCGCGACCGAATTTTGTAAAAATAGTGGATGGAATTTCTTAATTCTAGATGAATATGACTTAGGAATCAGAAAAAGAAGGAAAAATGGCGGAAACACCGAAAAATAGTGGAAATTTAATAGATATTTTACAAGATGTGATAAAAAGAAAACAAATTCCACAAGAAAATATAAAATCTGCTCAATGGTTGCAAAATAAAATTAGAAATTTTAGAAGAAATTTAAATGTTAAATTAGATGACTCTAGTATGTCCGCTGATCAGTTTATGGAAGGGTCTAATTTGATACAAAAGAGAAGAATGACCAAAGCTAGATTAACATTATTCTCATATAAAGCAAAACATGAAAAAACTTTACCATATTATGACAGATTTCCCTTATCAATGATCATAGGTAAAGAAGTAGATGGATTTATAGGATTAAATTTTCATTATTTGCCGTATCAACATAGAGCAAGACTATTAGATGCCGTCGCATTTGGAAATGTGATTAATTGGAATACATTAAAGAGAAATAAAGTGACTCGACCATGTATTAAAAAATATTTAACAAGTCATGTTCAAGGAGCAAATGGTATGGTAATAGAAGGAATTGAACAATTAAAATTTGCAATATTTTTACCAATAGAACGTTTTAACACCAGAAAAGAAAAAGTCTGGGAAGATTCAAAAAGGATGTTATAATGCCAGCAGGATTTAAACAATCAGAACATTTTATCGCAGCGATAAACAAACATAAAGGCCCCTCAAAGGCAAACAAATATCAACTTACAGGTCCATATGGTGTTATTGTAAATGGAATTGCAAACAATCTTGGATTTGATATGCGGGATTTTAAATTTATGTGTGATGCCGCAAATTTACCTGGAAGAAATTTGGCGACTACAGAATTTAGAACAGGTAGTGTATCTAAATCATATGTCCACTCTAATAATTTTAACCCAACAATAACTTTATCTTTTATACTAACTGATGATATGTTTATTAAAAAAGTTTTCGATAGATGGATGGATGATATCATCGGTCTCACTGATGCAAAATTGCAAGGTGCCGTAGTACAAAACTTAACAAATTATCCAGACGAGTATTGTGGAAGTTTTGGTATAAAAAAACTTGCAACAAATTTATCTAGCAGTCCTGCAAGTGCTTCACATATAGATACTTATCATGTGGAAATAATGGAAGCATTTCCCAAACAGATTAATCCTATCACATTAACTTACGGTTCTCAGGACATAGTGAAATTACAAGTCGTGATGGCTTATTCCCGGTGGAGAATAATACGTGGTTATTGACAATGACCGGTTTGATACATAAAATAATAATTATATAATTAGGAGATATTATGAGTTTACCCAAGATTGATATTGCAACATTTAGCACTACTCAACCTTCTGCAAAAAATAAAAAACTTACATTTAGACCATTTTTAGTAAAAGAAGAAAAAATACTAATGATGGCAATGCAAGGGGAAAATATAGAAGAACAAGTGGTTGCAATTAAACAAATCATAAACAATTGTTCACAACAGGAATTTGATGTTGATTCAGTTCCTTTATTCGATTTAGAATGGATATTTTTACAATTAAGAATACATTCTGTTGGAGATCAATTAAATTTAAAATTTAAACACAGAGACGGAAAAAATAAAAATGATGAAGAATGTGCACATGTATCAAATGTAAACGTGGATCTAAAAGAAGTTGAAATGGTATATGATGAATCACATAATAAAGAAATTGAAATAAATGATAAGATTACCATATTTCTAAAATATCCAAATATAGAAACTGCTAATAAAATCAAAAATACTGAAGATGTTGAAGGTATTATGGCTTTTCTATCTTCAGGAATAGAGTTTATTAAAGATGAAGAAACTTTACATGAAACAAAAGATTTTACACAAGAAGAAGTAATAGAATTTTTTGAACAATTTAATCAACAACAAATGCTTAAAATTCAAAACTTTTATCGAACTCAACCTGTAATACAACATGACATAAATTATACTTGTGAAAAATGTGGTGGAGAAGAATCTGTTATTCTTAGGGGTTTGCAGGATTTTTTAGAATAACGCTTTCTCATGATTCTTTAGAATCTCATTATTTGACTAATTTCGCATTAGTACAACATCATAAATACTCTTTAACAGAGTTAAATGAGATGATTCCTTGGGAAAGAGAAATTTATATTGAATTATTAAAAAATTGGATACAAGAACAAGAAACTGAAGCTAAACAAAGAGAAGCAGAAAGACATTAATGGCAGCAGCACCGAAACCATCTGGAGGAAGAAAACCAGGACAATTTGGTACAACAGAACTTCGACTAGGACGAGCAACTGGAATCGGAGAATTTTTTGATGTTTTAGAAGATGCGACCGCTAAAAGAATGGAAAGAATGGCAAAAGGATATCTACACGCCATTACAGCTTCTGCTCTTTCTCCATTACCAACATTTGCACAAGCTAGTATATATGATGCCATTACTGATCCTTTTGGGGGAGGAAGAGATACTGCACAAGATCCAACTGGAACTGCTGAGAGGGAACCTAATTTAGATAAATTATATAATGTACCTTTACCTGTTATAACACAAGAAGGAGAAGAACATGGAACAGCACAAAAAGTAGCAAGTGCGATTGGTATAGGTGGTACAAGGGTTCCATTATGGCAAAGTAATTTAGAAAAATTATTTAAGGTTCCTCTACTTATTACAGAGAAAAAAGATACATTAAAATTAATAGAAACAGAGAGAGAAACAGAACCAGAAAAAGTAAAAGACGACGAAAAACCCAAATTCAGCATGAAAGATTTTTTTAGTAGTCTTTTTGGAGGTATTGTTGATCTTGGTGCATGGATTTTAAAGGGTATTGGAACTTTAGCAATAGGTGCTTTAAAGTTTACAGGGGGTCTTGGTATTATGGGTCTAATGGCAAGTTTGCTCTTTAATAAAGAAATTGTAGATCAATTTAGATTAAAATGGGGTGAGGAAGCTGAAAAATTAGGAGCTAAAACTGAATGGGGTGCAAGAATAGCTAAATTTCTTGGTGGCGGTGAAGCAAATGGTCAATCTTTTGAAAAAGCGGCAATTGCAGGTCTAAAGGGTGGAGGAATCGGAGCTATAACAGGACTTTTCTTTGGAGGACTGCCTGGTGCATTGGTTGGATTTCTTTTGGGAAGCGCTTTTATGGGTCTTGGTGCAGCTTTAGGAGAAGCGAAAATCACATTGGGTACAAATTTTCTCGCAACTTGGTTGGAAAAGACTTGGGAAGCCGCGCGGATGGAATGGGAAGATGCGAAACAAGTTCAACTAAATGCTGAATTAAAGGAATTAAGAAATAGATTAAACTCCGGAAAAGAAACCGAAGAAAGTCTAATATTAATTCAAATGCAAATCAGAGCGAAAGAGGCGGAGCTCCTTGAATCAAGAATGGAACATGCAAAACAATGGCAAGAAATGGTTGATGATGAATATGCGAAAAAGGGTGTAGGAATTGAAATACAGAAAGAAGCTCAAGACCGGTTAAAGGAATTTAAAACTGAATTATTTGAAGCACAGGAAGAAATAGAAAGTCTCACAAGGAAAGGGAAAATTGATAAGAAGGAAACGTATTTGGGGATTCCTGGGATAGATACTTATAGAGAAAACATTCATGATGACTTGAAAGATAAATTAATAAGTTATTTTCAACGTGGAGATGTGGCTGGAAGACAAGCATTAAATTTAATGAAGAAATATGGAATCATTAATGACAAATGGGAGGTTACTGATCCAAGACTATTAACTGACCATGTTTACCGTAAAGATCTGTTCGAAGCATTAAATAATGTAATTCAAACACAAATCGATAAAGATGAAGAATGGCGGAAAGGGAGTGGAGCAGGAGCCAAAGCATTTAGAGAAGCTCAGAAAAATCTAAAAAAAGTTATAGAAGATAGAAAAACCAGCAATGCAGTACTTGATACTACAGGACAGAAGACAGAGGTAGTTGAAAAAACTATCGACTGGACTAAAACGCTGGACAATACAATAAGGTTCGGAATGTTTGACACATCAACAATGGGCGGGGGAGCAGGAGGGGTGATAATGCCAAGTATGATTAACAATGATGGATCAGTACATACTAACAGTGCTTTGACCATTAATACATTTTCGGACGTAAAATTCTCTACTGAAAATTTAAAGATAGTAGGAGCTTTTGACGGTCACGTATAATGATTAACTAACGGACTTTCGCCCGCTAGTTAATATAATTTATGCAGCTTCTTCAGCTAATTTCTGAAAATACGTCAAT